CAGGTGGCGGTGGTGTTAGTATTGCTGGCGCAACTATTAACAGTAGCGGCAATTTAATTATTACACTAACAGACGGCACAGTTCTTAATACTGGACATGTTGTTGGTGCAGCCGGTGCAGCCGGTGCAGCCGGTGCAGCCGGTGCCACTGGCCTAAGTGTCACAGGTGCAAGCGTAAACGCAAACGGACAATTGGTTGTTACATTATCCAATGGTCAACAAATTAACGCAGGTAATGTGGTAGGGCCACAAGGACCGTTTGGTCCACAAGGTGCAGTTGGTCCAAAAGGAGATACAGGTATCAAAGGTGATACTGGTGCACAAGGTATCCAAGGTGTACAAGGTCCAGCTGGCCGCAGTATCACCAACAACGGTGCGGCAATTGATACCAATGGCAATTTGCAAATTTCTCTAACTGATGGCACTATCATCAGTGCAGGTAAAGTCGTGGGACCACAAGGTGTGCAGGGTGTTGCAGGTCCGCAGGGCGTTCAAGGTTTGCAAGGTCCAGCAGGGCAAACAGGCGCACAAGGTCCGCAGGGTATTGCTGGTCCCAAAGGCGATACAGGTGCTACTGGTCCGCAGGGCTTGCAAGGTGTCGCTGGTCCCAAAGGCGACAAGGGCGATACAGGTGCAGCTAGTACTGTTCCGGGTCCAGCTGGCGCAACCGGTCCACAGGGCTTACAGGGCCCAGCTGGTGTTGCAGGTCCGCAGGGTGTTGCGGGTCCTAAGGGTGATGCTGGCACAAGCTATAGTTTAAACGGTGTTGCCAATGAAGTTCAAGTATACGGCTTATCAACTACCACTCAAGCCGGTTACGATTTAGAAGTTGATATTGCCAACCGGGCAAACAAATTATCAACTGCTCGCAATATTGCATTAACCGGTAAAGTAACCGGTTTAACCAGCTTTGATGGCAGCGGCAACGTTACAATGATCACAGCATTAAACGGCGTTACAACCAGCGATGTTGCTGAAGGTACTAACAAGTACTTTACTGATTCCAAAGCGCGTGCCGCATTAAGTGCAAGCACAGGTTTAAGCTACAATAGTACCACTGGTGTTATGTCGTTGAATGCCAACACTGACCAAGTAACAGAAGGTTCAAACAACTTGTACTTTACCAACAACAGATTTGACAATCGTCTTGGCCAAAGTACATTAGCACAGTTTTCTGACGTTGCCAACACTAGCCCAACAACAGGCCAAGCTCTTGTATGGAACGGTAGCGTGTGGGCACCTGCTGCCGTAGGAGGCAGTGGTGGTGTGTCAAGTGGCGCTGGATTGTTTAAAGCAACTGTGCAAGTTGAATATGATGCAAGCGGTAACCTAAGTAACGTTAGCGTCTTAAACGGTGGTATTAGTGCAGTTATCAATACAGCAACATCAACTGTTGCAACAGTGACATTTACATTTACTGGCAGCACTTGCTCGCCGCTGGGCATTCAAGTGTATGGTTACCAACGTACAAACAACGTGTATGTGACTCGTGCACTGGCAAGTGACTTCCCAACCAGAACTATTGCTGCCGGTGGAACTCCAGGTGCTCCCACAACGTTTAATGCGTTTGATTCAAATACAAACACCATGACGCTTGGTTTGACTAAAGCAGTTACTGGTGCAAGTGCCGGCATTGGTCAACCAACTCACTGTGTATTGCAATTTTTGTTGAGTTCAATTTAAGGATCACAATGACAATCAACGCATGGAAAACCAACTTCATTGGATTAAACAAGCCAGCAAAGGTACTGTCAGGTACCGCCGACTCCTTTGTTAGTTTAGACCTATGGCCTTATGCAAACGGCGTCGACGATCCTTATTGGAGCGGAGGTGTTAACCCACAGTTCTATCGTTGGCAAGTTACTTTTACAGTGAACGAACGACTACATGGTTCGCACTTGACAAGAACACCATTTCGCTTTGATGCACAAGATATCGAAGTAGGTGACTTTGTTGCTGGCGCACAGGATGGTAAAGTTTGCCAAATCATGAGTATTTCATCTAAGACCAACAACGAAATTGTTGCCATTGTCGAAGATAGATTGCGATACAACACATTCCGTGATCCCAGCGGTTTTGGTTTATTTTCAACTCCGGGCACTGTTATTTTCTTTCAGATCAACGAACTTGGGTATCCTATGTTGGATCCTGTTCCGGGTGAGGCCTCGGTGGATTTTTCAAGCAACGTAATGAGCCGATTTCAATATTTGAATCCGCTTATCAACTACTTGTTAGAAAAAGAAAACAACGGATTTGAACAAGGTGATGCCATTTGTATCGAAAACGGTGAATTTGTATTGAGTAATGCCACAAACGTAAACAAGTTCATTGGTACTGTTGTACATCCTGGGCCAGGGCCGCATCAGTTTATTCTACGTCCAGCCAACGGTGTCATTGACTTTGTTGCCAACTTGCCAGGTGTAGTAGGAGATTACATTTACCCCAGCATCAACGGTACAGGAGATTTGACTACCAACGATGCAAGCCGTAGACCCATTTACATGAAGGTAGCGTTGGCTATTACCAGTTCAACAACAGGAACTGCAACTGATCCAGTTGGTACCAATGGCGACATCATTGAATTTAACAGAGTCCAAATGGTGTTGCAAGGCGACAATGGCACATACGATTTAGACGATGCAGTTGATATCATCAACTCAGAGGTTAGCGAGCATTTTGTAACTGCAAGTAAAGTTGGTGCTGCTACAATTGCAACGTCAGATGTTGCTGGCCTTGGCAGTGCTTATGGCATCGTTGCTGGCTACAGTCCATTTAGTGCCAGCATTAACGGATATACCGTAACGTTCAGTTCTACCACAAGCGGCAGTGCAGCATATGGCGATGCAACTATTGCTGATGTGAATGATATGGCATTTGATATCAATTTGGCAGCTATCCCAGATATTGTTGCAAGTGTAAGTGACGGCAGTAATTTACAATTAACACACCTTGACGGCCAAAACATTGAAATTGTAAACATGACCGCAGATGCAAATGGCAATAACTTTGCAGGTCCTGGTTCTGTTTCATCATTGCCATTGACTACGTTGGCAACCGGAACTGCATACACACTGAGATTGGATCGATTAGATGGTGGCCCAATTACGATTAGAGATATCCAAGGTTCATTCTTGAGTGATGTTGGCGTAATGAGCGGGCAAACTGGCCGCTATGCTCTTGGCTTGAACATCGAACAAGGTCTACGTTCAAGTGCCACTACTGTAGTAGGCACAATAGGCGCACGCGATGCGCTGCACTCATTGATCGGAGACCAGTGTCATGTTATTGACGATGGAAATGGCGAATGGGCATTGTTTTTATACGGTGCAGACAAATGGATTAAAATTGGTGGGCAGCGCAGTGTTGCAGTTGATGCCCGAACAATCAAAGAAATACTTGACTTACCAAGTACTACCAAAACCATTGGCACTGTAAGCGAAGAACGCAGAATTCTAAATGTAAGTGTAACTGTATTACAGCCATTGGCAAATGCTCCAGACTTTACAGTGCAAGTTGGATCAACTACCGTATGGGATTATGCAATGCATGGCGCTGCTGCTATTGGTACATATACAGTCGAAAGCAATCTTGTAACCAACGCAAGAGAAGATGTAGTTGTAAATATACCAACAAACACAGGCAGCGGTCAATTGCAAATTGAGGTCACATACGTATAATGAAAACATTCAATAACACATCTGGTACTACATCAAGTGACTTTGCATTAGGTCAAGGCACTGGCAATGAAGTACGACAATTTGTATTAAGCTGCACCGACACTGGTGTTGCAGTTGACCGCAATGGCCAGCAAATTGGCGTGTCTGGTATAGAATTTTATGACGCCAAAGTACTTGCTCGAAGTGCAGGTGGTATGATTGTTTCTAAACAACTCCGCGGCACTATTAACGGCAACACAGTCACACGAATCGAAGATGTTTTCCAAGAAGATTTTATAGCAGATGTTTCGATTGCATCCGCAGGAACAACACTAAACGTAAATTGCACAGGCACAGGAAACTTTACAATTTACATAACATTAACAAAGGTAGCTGAATAATGTCGCAAGAATACGTTAAAATTTCCGAGCTAGATTCTACATCTAGCTTTGGTTCAAATGATCAATTTGTAATCGTAAAAAATCAAGAAACTGTAAAAATCAGCGGGGTTAATTTAATTGATAGTTTGGTAACACAAGCCAATTTGGCATCGCGCTCATTTGTCACTGCTATTGTTGACACTGCACCCGAAACACTAAACACTCTTAAAGAGTTAGCATCTGCACTAAATGATGATGCAAACTTTGCGTCAACTATTACTAACCTTATTTCAACCAAGTTAAACACAACTGACTTTGGTTTGCACTTTTGGAATGAAGTTGCTGAATTAAACACTTATCATATCGCCGAAGGCAGTAACTTATACTTTACTGCCCAACGTGTACTTGATATTGTCAATCCTTTGCTGGCAAACCTTACTCCAAACACAGGTGCCAATCCAACATTTACTACTGTAACAGCAACTCAATTGAATGTGCAAAATGTTGAATTTACTGGCAGCGGCGCTGCAACAATCAAAAGCAGAAGTGATTTAAATTTATCAGCAGCTGGCAAAATAATCTTAGACGGTGAACTAGACAATATTACTATCATTTGCGACGAATATTAAAAGGAATCAATGATGGAATATGTTGTAACTGTGTTGGACCAAATTCTAATGAAACGATGTTAAACGTTCGTTGCTGATTCAGCAGCAATAACACGTTAGCGGAAGATGCTTGACGCTGGACTAACTTGTATAGCTTACAAGGTGGTGCTAACAATTATTTGTACACGCCATTTTCAAGCCCGGTCAGAGGGCAAGTGAGAAGCTAGTGTTCTAACCAACATAAGTACTGTCAATGACACCTTATCAACAACGTTACGGGCTCCCTGTCCCGACTCCCGACGCAATAGCCAATGAATTTATAACGAATCTTTTAAAAAGAACTTCGTGTCGTAAGTTCCAGGACAAACCACTTGAGCCTGGTGTATTAGAATTACTAATTGCTGCTGCACAAAGCGCACCGACCAGTGGTATGTTACAAACATGGAGTGTGATTGCATTAACTACTCCAGAAGAAAAAGCCAAGCTATTCAATGGTCCGCATAATCACGCAATCATTGGCAATATTGACAGCCAAAATACTGTTGCGATCAATACCGCATCGGTTGTTTTGATCTGGCTTGCTGATTTATTTAGACTAGAGCTAGTATTAGAAAACGTTGAGGCAAGCGACAAAACCAAAGCACAAATTACGCGAGCAGAATACCATCTTAAAGGAATAATTGACGCAACTATTGCAGCGCAAACCTTCTTTATGGCTGCAGAGACCATGGGCATCATAGGTACATACTGTGGGGCAATAAGACAACTTCCAATGGAGTTTTTTGAACGTGAGTTTAATTTACCAAAGTATACATTTCCAGTATTTGGAACAGTACACGGGTATGAAACAGAAGGTGCGTATAGATCAGTGAGACCTCGACTACCATCGGAACTTGTACTGCACCAAGGTACATACAATAAGATGGAAAATCTAAGTCAAATCAATGAATATAATAAAGTACACACACAAAGATCAAGACTTGATCAAAACACATTTGAAAAGCGAGTAGTTGAAAGATTGAAACCAACTCCAAGTAAAGAAGGTATAGGTGACGCATTGCGTCACATGGGATTTGACTTTAAATAAGGAATTATAATGGAAACACAAGAACCAAAACACTTTATCCGCTTTTGTGTAGAACGCGAATTAACAGATAACGAATTCGAAGACATGACCGAAATTGTCGACGAAGAAATTGGTGACTTGGTTGCTGCAGATGAAGTGGTTGAACATTCGGGGCCCGACGGTACTATTTGCTACATGTTTCAATTGGTGCGTGATATGGAACTAACTGATGGCGATATTATCAGTTACGAAATTTCAAACGCTTGGCCGGAACCATTGCAGTGGGAATTAGAAGCTAGCCATTCTGACTTAAATCTTGATGTTGCAGATGATGCAACTCCCGAACAAGTTGAAGAAGCTGCGGTCAACTACTTTCGCAATATCTTAAAGGGATAATGAAGTACACTCCTGCATCATTGCAGATACTAGGCTATACACGACGGAGCAATCATTGGCAGGACTTTGTGTCTAAGACCATGGCAACATGGTACAAGTTTAGTTCTGACCATTCCGTCAGTTCGTTTGCCTGGGTTAATAATCCTCATCATCGTAACACTCAGGGTACTACACATGGTGGTGCTTTAATGACGTTTATGGATTACTGCATGAGTGCTCATGTATGGGACTTGACCAGTGGCAAGGCTGCTTACACAATGGAACTTAACAATAAGTTCATTCGTCCGGCACGTATTACTCGCTGGATCTTTGCTGAGGTCCGTCATGTTCGAGTAGAAGATACCATAGATATGACCGGAGTGGTCCGAGTCAATGATCCAACTGGTATGATAGTATTGGAAAGTTTCGGACGATTTACTTTGCCAAAAGAGTTAAAAATCATTGACGACGACAACTAAGTTTGCTATAATAGTCATATACGCTAACAACAGCAACTAAGGAACAATATGAAGATCAATTTACGCAAAGCATCAGTAATCCAGCAAACAATCCTAGACGAGATCAAGCGTCTTGGTACTGAAAGCACTTCACTTAAAGTGAGCCTGTTTGAAACAAACATCACTGCACTGCTAGACGAGCAGCTGGCCAAGGTCCGCGAGAACCATGCACACGCAGGTCGCTTGATGAACGCAAATCGCTTCCTGCGAGCCATCGTGGCAAAGAAGAATGCCGAAGTTGGTATCACTGACTACTTGGCAGAAGAAGCAATGTTGGCCGCCGTTGAAGGCCGTTTGAAAGGCTACAGCGAAGCAGGCTTGCGCCAAAATCTCGAAGCACTTGGTGCCGAAATTGAAAGCCGCAAAACTCCTGGCTCTGAGCGTTCAAGCATTTACGGTCGTGAGTACACAATCGACGTAAACGTTGTGCCAGCTGAAGTCATTGCCGAAGCCAAGAAAGAATTGGAAACAATTCGACGTCGTCGACGCAAGATCAAGGACGAGATGGTTTCCATCAACGTTCGTACAGAGTTTGAAGTACCTGAACAGGTAGCACTTGTGCTAACTGAGCTCGGGCTAGACTAAGCTGCCACACTTGGTCCAGGGTAGGGAATAGAAATACATCATCGATTATCGATGAAATACTATGGCTTAGTCTAAACAACTAATCTTACAACGTCTTGCTTAGGCATTAAAATATAATATTGATGTTTGATGTAATACCTAAGCAAAAGACCCATGTTTGATATTTGCTGTTTGATATTTGCTATTTGACTATTTCTGTTTCGTCCCTGCTTCGTGGCACTTTTTATGAAAAAAATTTGGCGACTCTGAGCCAAGGCCCTAGTAGATAATGCAGGCAATACTGATCAGTATTGCCTGCATTCGTACGGCAATTGCATGTTTTAGCAACAGCCCAGATACTTAGTATCCATCCTCAATGTTGTCAGTATGGTGACAACCAATGTACAACTTTCCGTTTACAATATTAGTAGTCTGGTACACAATGTGATATTTTCTTAAAATTTGAGTTTTGCTTGACAAAATGATTGTTTCCTTGTATAATGTTGCTTATACTAAACTGTTGTAAATGGATGACAAATGGCAAAAGGTAAGACGGGATTCTGTTGCAAATGGATCAATGATCCCAGCGAAGTTGCTGGTAAAAAAGTCAATGCTGTAGATCGCGATCTAAATGGTCGCAGTACCACCATGCGCTGGCTACGCGAGCACAAGGCCGAAGCTGAACAGCGACAGTGGGACATTATGAATCACAATGCCCGTGCTGCCTTGCTACTGGTAGAACGTGTGGCCAGTTTGCCTGAAAATCGACGCATGGTTCGACTGGGTTCGGAAATGCTACAAGGCTACACACACGAAGACTGGATTCCATTCTGGTCTCAAGCAGATGTGCAGGCTCATTGCGAGAAGATTTTTGCGCCTGTAGGTGAAGCTGCACGTAGACTTGGAGTACGACTATCTTTTCACCCTGGACAGTTTTGCTGTATTGTCAGCGAAAATCCCGGTATTGTAGAACGAAGCCTAATGGAATTAGAATATCATGCTGATCTAGCTCGCTGGATGGGCTATGGACTTAGCAAGTTGGATTTCAAAATCAACGTGCATTTGAGCGGCAAACAAGGCATCGACGGATTTAATTCAGCCTGGGAACAAATGAGCCCAGAATTAAGAAACTGTTTGACTCTAGAAAATGATGAATATCAAATTGGATTAGACACTCTCGTAATGTTAAAGGACAAAGTAGGTATAGTGCTAGATGTGCATCATCACTTGATTAGCACACACGAATACATTATGGCGCATGATGACCGTATCAAACATGTAATCGACAGCTGGCAAGGCCAGCGACCAGTTATACATTACAGTCAAAGTCGCGAAGACTACCTGGTTGGGCATGATGTTGACAAAATGGTAGACATTGACGTGTTATTGGCCAATGGCTTTAAAAAAGCTAAACTTCGGTCTCATTCAGATTTTATGTGGAATCGTGCTGTCAATGAATGGGCCCGTCAACATTGGGAATGGGCTGATGTGATGGTTGAAAGCAAAGGAAAAAATTTGGCGTCTGGCGAGCTGGTCAATCAATGGCAGGAATCCATTTGAATCTCTTTTTTCCAGCGTCGTCATAATATGATTTTCTTTTGAGGCCTGCGTATTTTATTTTTTTAGTTTCACACCCAGCGAGTGTTCGAGCCGACCGTTGTTCTGGCGACATGTTTTCATCTCTTAATTTGGCTGATTTTTTATAAGATTCGATCGCTGCTGCACTGCGCGTTTCACCTTTGCGAGACCTAAGAGCATTTATTTGATTTTCTCTCAATTCAGGATCTCTCCATCGGTCTTTCATTGAATTTGAAATAGATTTTGCGCCAGACTCTGTTTTATTATTTTTTCCCCTATTAGCATCCCCGCATTTTTTCTTGTTATCCGCAGTGTGAGTCTTGCCGTAAAATCCATTTTGTTCACCTGTTAATATTGGAGGATTAGCGTTTTTGCAAATATTAGTTAAACAATAAAAGTATTATACTTTTTTCTATTATCGTCCCTAGTTAATACTTGCAGATTTTCTGCTACATGTAATCCGCAGACAAGTTTGTGTGTTATAGGGACGATGTGATCAACTTCGTGAATCACTCCAGTCTCGCTGGTCAACTTAGCTGCCAAAAGATATAACTCCTTAATCTTGTCTAAATTGACCCAAATTGGAGTAGCAATTTTTGTTCGTCTTTGTCGAGCAGCATTTGCACTATTATAGTAAGCAGTCATTTCTTCTTTAGTTTTATTAGGCTGATTCTCAGTATTATGAGCACGTTTCCCTGCATAACTCCTTTGATGTGAGGCTGAACAGCAACTACTTCTCCAATTGGTAACTGGTCTGTCGCACCCAAATAAAGCACAAGTTTTAATTTCTAAATTCATGCTTTATTTAGTGGTCTGGATAGCATGTTGCACTGCAATAGATAAGTAAAAGTATACTAGTGAAAACACTGATAGTGTTTCTACTAGTGGTAGTGCTCATTAGAGGCTATCAAACATTTGCTTAATAAAGGAAAATAAAATGTTCACAGAAATCACAAAAACTTTCGAATCAAACCAAAAATTGGCCAAGGACATGGTCGCTGAGTTGGCAGGTGCATCAACTGCATTTGCCAAGACATTGGTAGACGTTAACACACGTTTAGCCGAAACTTTCAAAACACAAACTGCCGAAGCTTACAAAAACTTGGAAGCATTCAAGGTTCCTGGTTTTGATGCATACACTGCCAAGAGCAGCAAGAAGTAATACTATGTGGGCCAGAATCAAACAATTCTTTGCGCCCATGTTCCGCCAGCCCTCAATGGACTGGTGGGATGAACAATATCTAAATGCGTCACAAAATGCCGCAGACTTAGAATATCGTCAAAGACAGCTCTTACAAGGGCTAGCAAGAACAAGGGGTTACCGATGAAATCATTCTTCATATCAATATACGAAGCTATTGTAGCAGTAAGAAAGCACAAGGCCGAACAGTTAATCAAACGCGGCGGCATTTGATATCATGAGTGCCGTTCGCAGAGTACTAATCAGCGAATACCCAAAGTATCGCACTCATTTAAAGAGTCTAGACGCAGACAGCAAGTATCTGCGTTTTGGGCATCCTATACGGGATGAAGTAATTGATCAACTATGCGATCAATTTGAAGCAGATGCAGACAAGAACATTTTGTTCTGTGTGGAAAACGACGATTTAGAATTTGTAGCAGTTGGCCATATTGCATTGCAAGACGAAATGGAATTGGCCTTTAGTGTATTAAAAGAATACCAAGGTCAAGGGCTTGGCAATCAATTATTCCGTCGTGTTATACAGTGGTGTAGAACACATAACCAGCTCAAAGGCAACATGGTTTGTTTAAGTAGCAACAAGGTCATACGTCATTTATGCTCTAAGTATGGCATACACATGGTAAATGATCACGGTGAAACACTTGCATCCATCGAATTAGATCACCCAGACATTACCACTTATTTCACTGAAGCCACAGACTCAAATCTAGCAGTTATGGATTATATGGGCAAGCGGCTAGCACGGCCATTTATTAAATAACATTAACAGCCTTTACTAAATATAGTAGAGGCTTTTTTATGAAAATATGGGAACTAACTGAATCATCGGGCTATATTGCTAGAAACAGCAAAGAAGCACGTGATCCACGATACAGTGCTAGCTTAACAGTAGATGTTAAAACAGATACTATGCGAAAACAATTAAACGCATTTTTCCCTACGTCTGCTCCACAAGACGGCCAAAAACAAATCAAAGAGAACAAAGCAAAATGAGCGATAAACAATTAAACGAAGGCATGGGTAGTGTCAACGTAGAAGAACAATATGACGTTAGTCGTATTCAACAGTTAGCTGGCATTGCCAATGGTTCTACTGTAGCAGGTACTCCGGTTGCTGAAGATATTAATGACGATATTAGCAACGAAGAAGCTCGTGAGCTTGCCGGTCAATTAGAAATGCTTGTACATACGCTAGACAACACATTAGGCGAAATTGAACACGTAATCCGCGAATCACTTCCTAGAGAATACAACTCAATGAAGCATTACACATTAGCACACATCAAAGCCGCAATTGGTGGTCATGGTTATGCTGAAAACCGTATGGCAAAATCTTTGCATGGTTTAGTAGAAGATTTAATGGATTACAGCGAAGGCGACGAAGACACATTATGAAAAAATATCGGGTTAGTTCTAAAATAAACAATCCTGCAGACTTTCGCATGGTTGAAACAGAGCTGGCTCAATTTGAACAACTACCTTGGCATTATCATAATAATGTGGCCGATACCTTTTATGTAATCAGTGGCGAAATGAAATTATTAATAGAATCCCCAGCCGAAGAAGTGTATCTTAATCCCGGGCAAACATATACAGTAGCGCCACAACGACCACATTCGGTTGTTAATTATGGCACAGGACCAATGTATTTTGTATTATTACAAGGGTTTGGCAATCACGATTATGTATTGATTGATAAATCAATTACTAACAAGGAAGATTAATATGAAACAATATCGCGTAACTGCTAACATGTTTAACCCTCGAGGTAATAACCCAGGTGTGCCCGACGCTTACGTCGACCCTGCAGATTTAAAAGCTGCTGGTGTTTATACAGCAGCAGTTGAACAAAAGTCGTCACCAAGTCCACAGTTGCCAAATTTGGGAAAATATCAAACAGATCATAATATCAAGCCCGGTACAGACGCTTGGTTTAAATTATGGTTTAGCCGCCCAACACTAACTGGGGAAAAGCCACATGAATGAACCCGAAGTTAAACCGTTAAATGAACCAGTAGATAGCCCGGACATCTATCCTGTTTATCCTGAATCCGACGAGTACGATCGTCCCGTTAATCCTTACAGTCAACACTAATGTTAAGTCTGAGCGATAATCAATTTGACCCTGTTAGTCATTGGTGTCAACCAATTGCAAAGCTGACCTATTTGCCCACGGCCGAAGATGTTGAATTGTTTGACCAAAACGGTTATGATCTAACTCCCATTGAACAACACTACGCCAGCAGTAATAACACAGACTTTGTGCGTCATAGAAGCCACATTGTGGCACTCAAAAAGCCTTGGTTCACACAACCCAAACACATCATTGAAGGCGCTGTACTAAATCACAGCTTTCTATTTGAACGCAAAGGCTATTCTGGTGCTGCACTAGAACAATTACAACATTGGGCACACGAACTTCCACTATTGCATAAAGTAATCGCAATGCGTCCAAAATGGGGGCTAGACTTTTCTATGGACTATGTGGACCGGGCTAGCAACTCATTTGAAGTACTCCATTGGGAATGGGACAGTTTTGACTACAATGAGATACAAACAGTCAAGGCACAGGTAGAACCCATGTTGTCATCAACAGATTGGAACCATGCTGCCCAACAGTTGCTAAAGCGCAAAAGTGAATGGTTTGACCTGGATTTCTTTGGTCAAAGCGATTGGAAGTGTAAATACTTTGGTATAGTTAAAGAACGTTTCAAAATGGTAATTTGGAACTAAAGAAACCACCTTAGGTCCGTTGTCGTAATGGTTAGCCCACCGGGCAGGCGTCCGTCTAGCAAACGTAAATTGCCGGCGACATTTCACTGCTGAGCCATAATAAATTCAGCGCCGTATAAAGTAAGCGGCAACTTTAAGGCCCATTGGGCCTAAAATTATGGCTTGACAATAGTGTACTCTGATGTTATACTTTGGTTACAGATTAACTTTAAGGTTCATGATGACAATGCATTTAGAAGGTCCGTGGCTTAGTACTACAGGCAAAAAGAAAAGTAAACGAAAGTTTGCAAGTGCTGAACATGCAAGAAAAGCTCGCGAATTAGATGCTGAATGGAAAGAACTGCAAAAGCGTTGGGGCGTCGAAGCAGAAGATAAAAAGCGTACTCGTGCCATAAAAGCCGAAGCCTATGTTGCTCCCAAGCCAACACATCGTGGGGCAGAACAGACTCGTATTCCTAGCCGTGGCAGTGGCGGTGGCAATGCGACACTGAAGCCAGCACCAGTGTACACAGGCAATCTAATGAAGGGCGTTTCTCAAATGCACAAAAGCAATGCTGTACCTGTGTTCCGCCAAGAAGACATAGAAGACATTGCAAGGATGCGTAGATAATGCGTGACATGGTTATTCGCGAATGTCATCGCTTGGCTGCGGAGTTAGGCGAGGAACTAGATTCAAATTGGAATAACATAAGTAATGCTGAGTTATTGATCATTTACGGTGATTTACGAATTGAAATCGAAACTGAGGAATATGATGAAGATTAAACTTTTAATTGTTGCAGTTGCGTTAGTAACACTCAGCGGTTGTGCTACTCGAACAGGAACTGCTATTGTAGCAGGTACCACTGGCGTCATTATTGGTCATTCAATGACACAACCAAGAACTGTTATAGTACGCGAAGACCCAGTTATTGTACATAGTTCATGCAATCATTATTACACGCACAGCGAACGAGCAGCATGTGAACGTGGCGTTCGACAACGCTACTACGAAGAACAAAGACACCGTGACAATGCGGCGTACAGGGCAGGTTATGGACGGTAAGAATATTTTCCCCGAGTGGGGCATTGAGTATAACATTACATTAGATCAATTAATGGCAGAAGAAAAATCTGTGTGGTCTAATATATTAGTTGAACGTGGACTGATTGTAATCAAAGGATTAGGTCCTGATATAACAGACGCAGAATACCATGCTGTTGGGGAAAAGTTTGGGCGAGTATGGACACAAGAAGATTACAAACGTACTCCAACTGATACTACTATTAAACACAAAGATACTACGCCAGTAAGTTATTTTCAAACAAATAACATGTGGGGTGCTCGAGATATGAAGTACCATGCTGATATGGCACATGTGGGAGAAAATAGTTTTCCAGCACGAGCACTTTATATGGTACGTGGTGCTGTTAATCGCAGTGGTGAAACAGCTTGGTTAAACTTAGAAGCAGCGTGGGCACAATTTACACAAGAAGAACGTGATCAATTTAAAGATTATTATGTTGTTCAACAGGATATGTACAAACCCGGTACTAATTTAATTAGGTATCCGTTTTTAAAAGCCAATCCCAATTCTGGAAAATTTAGTCCCAGAGTCAACTGCTACACTACACCCGGCAAGAATCAAGTTGCTTGGATTCATCATATTGAAAAAGATATTACACCGTTAGATAATACTGGTGCATTTATCGAAGCTGTTTATCGATTATGTGAAAGTAAAATCAACACTGTATATTCACATTCTTGGGATGACGGGGATATGATTATCTATGATAATTGGAATTCAGTACATAAGCGCACGGAAGTAAAATTGCAACCCAGGGAATCTGACCGCTTACTTAAACGATTAACTTTCAATATTTAAACGCAATTAGAAATGTTGTAAAAATACAACAAAAGTATACAGAAAATAAGCCAAAATTCTGGCTCAAAAATGCTAAAAACGGTTGACTTATGGTCCAAGATAGGCTATAATAAACACATGAACAGCAAAAACACTCCAACACAACGCAAGCGCCGTACAGATCGCAACCATGCAATCTACGAACTGTTTTGCGAAGTAACTGGTGAAAGCTACATTGGTATCACTGTAGTTGATGGCACTGCACTATCTTCTGTTCGTGGACGTTTTAACCGTCACCTTAGCCGTGCTAACACAGAAAGCAAGAACTGGAACTTATGTACAGCACTTCGCGAATACGGTCGTGAAGGCTTTACTCCTTACTTGCTGGAAGTAGTTCGCGGCAAGACAGCGGCTCATGCTCGTGAGCGTGAACTGATTGCCAAACTGCAACCTGCTCTTAACACTCTTTAAAAGGAAACGTCATGCGTGACTATGCAATGTATACTGAAGCCGG